AGGAACGCTTTTTGCTGGCAGAGGCACGAGCCGACACCGTGGCAGTGCCCGCCGGTACGCGGGTGAAAACGCAGGGCGGGCGGTATTTTAATACGCTGGACTATGCGGAGATACCGCCCGGCTCAACCTATGTGGACACCATCGTGCAGGCGGAGGAGGCCGGAGCGGAGAGCAGCGGCATACTGGCCGGGGAAATCAACATCCTTGTTGACCCCATCCCGTACATAGCCAGTGTGAGCAATGTGGACGAAAGCACCGGCGGCCTTGATGTGGAGGACGACGACAGCCTGACCGAGCGGGCCTATTTGGCACCGAGCCGGTTTAGCTGCGCCGGGCCACGCGACGCCTACGAATACCATGTGCGGGAATGGCGCAGTGATGTGACGGATGTGCAGATCACCAGCCCGGAGCCATGCGTGATTGCCATTTACTTTGTGATGGAGGGCGGGCGGCTGCCGAACGCCACGGAGCGGGAGGAACTGACCGAATATATCAGTGGCGAGAACCTGCGCCCGCTGTGCGACAAGGTGGTGTGCGTGGAGCCGGAGGAGGTTCCATACAACATAGCGTTTACCTACTGGATTGGCGACGGCGACCAGCGCAGTGCCGGAACCATACAGGAAAAGGTGACGGCGGCGGTGCAGAGCTACCAAAACTGGCAGCGGCACCTTGGGCGAGATATTAACCCCACGGAGCTGATCGCCAAAATCCGCGAGGCAGGGGCCAAGCGCGTGAAGCTGACCGCCCCGGCGGATATTGTGGTAGGCAAAACGCAACTGCCGAAATGCACCGGGCAGACCGTGACATACGGAGGGCTGGAAGATGATTAAAGACCTGCAGGACGCCCGCCTTGTGGACGCCGTGCCCCGCGTGGTTGCCGGGCAGGACTGGGTGCGGGCGCTTAGCGAGGCAGTGGGTGTGCTGCACGAAAGAACGCTGCGCTATATCGACGACAGCCAAATTTACACAAGCCTTGACACCGCCACCGAACCCGTGCTTGACGCGCTGGCGATCAACTGGAAAGTGGACTGGTACGACACCGGGTACAGCGTAGAGCAAAAGCGCCGCATTATCAAGACGGCCCTGACGGTACGCCGCCTGATGGGCACCGTGGGCGCGGTAAAGCTGCAAGCCGACGCCATTTACCCAGGCACTATGCTGGAAGAATGGTTCGAGTACGGCGGGCAGCCGGGCACTTTCCGCCTGTATATCAATGTGACAGACACAACGGAGGAACACCCTGCGATTATTTACAGCCCGGCGGAAATGGAACGCCGCCTTATTACCGCGAAACGGTGGAGCGCCCACCTTGAAAGCCTTAGCTACATGGTGCGCCACACGCTGGCGACGGGGTGCAGGGTGGACAAGTGGGCATACACCGTGCCGGAGTGCGGCACGATCTACTGCGGCGTGTGGTGGATGCCTGCCACTTTGGGTTATACGGCACACCATGCGCTGTTGACAGGCGGCCAGCCGGGAGCGTTTGCTGTAAGCCCGGAGTTTACCGGCACACTGCCCGTTCCGGCGACGGTGGGCTATTCGGTTTGCGGGGCGCTGCGGAGCGGTGGAGTTGCAACCGGCTACACCGCAAGCCCTGAATTTGCAGGCACATTGCCGGAGGAGGCACAGCATGGAAACTGAAAAGGCTAACGGCCAGTACGGAAAGCAAAACCCGCTGTTTATGTACCAAGGAACGGCGGGCTATTCTATCCGTGCAGAGCTGCACGGGAGCAAGGGCGGCGTGGAGGCCGCCGAAGCATTTACAGCCGTACCGTCCGCCAGCGGGCAAGACCGCTGCGGTACGATGCCATAAACAACCGGGAAAGGAGGAAAACCGAACATGGCATTTTTTACCGACAAATTCCTGAATGACCGGCGGGAAGAACTGCTGCGCAGCGTTGACAGGTTCCAATACCAGTTGAACGGCGGGGCATGGCAGACCGGCACCGTGAACAGCAAGGAGATCATCGGCACGAATGTGGTTGTGTTTGTGAATGTACCGAATTTTGGGCAGGCCGACACGATCACGGGCGTAAGGGTGTACGACATCAACGGCGCACTGGCCGGACAGCAGAGTATCAGCCTGAAACGCACCAGCCTGAATGTGGCGCTGCTGCGCTTTACATTCCCGCTGATTGAAACCGAGGAGTAAAAGAGAGGAGGACAAACCCATGGCTTATGACCGCAGTTATTGGAAAGACCATGTAACTGACCAGAGCGGCGAGGTTATCCAGCAGGGCACCTTGCTTGACCAGCAGCATTTTAACAATATGGAGCTGGGCATTTCCGACATGACCCTTGCCGGGGCAATTATGCAGTTTAAGGCGGTGCAGGACGGTTACAACTACGCCGACGAGATGCACACGGCCACGCTGGCGCAGACCGGCAGCAAGTGGCCGTTTAACAACACGCCCACCACCATTGCCCTTGCGCAGCTGCGCGAAAGCACCAATTACGGCGTGGAGGTAACAGTGCTGGCATACAGCGGCGGCAGGCTGGGCAATATCCGGGTGACTGACCGTGCCCGCAACGGCTTTAAGCTGGTGCATGACGGCAGCGCCACCACCGTGAAAGTGCGGATCAGAGTGACGGGCGGCATGACCGACCCGGCACCCACCGAGTAACAGGAGGATAAGAGCATGAAAATCATTGAGAAAAACGAGGGCAAGAAGATCAACTACAACCTGACCGGCACAAAGCTGGACTTTGCGGACGGTGCGCTGACCCTTGACCTTGCCCGCTACCAGCAGGACGACCCCGTGACCCGCGACATTATGGTGGACAGCGAGGGCTATTTGACCACCGGGCGCGGCCTGTACTACGCGGCACAGGTGGAAATCCCAGCGCGGAAGTACACCGAAACCGTGACCACGGCACAGGAAACCGACGCGCAGGCCGAGGGCGGTGAGAACACCGAGAGCATGAGCCGTGAAACCGTGACCCGCACCCCGGAGCCGCTGGATACCGAGGATGTGACCCTGTACCTGTTTGCCATTGATGGCATTATGATTCACTGATAAAGGAGGACGAACCTATGGCTAATTTTGATATGGCTGAACTGGCCCTGAAAAGCGTTTGCCCCAACAACGCCATGAAGTACGACGACAAGGAAATGCCGAGCATTATGGTGTTCATTCCGAAATTCCGCCTGTGTGATGTGCTTTCTACCGCCGACACCAGCGTACACCCCGCGTTCAGGGTGAACGGCGTGGAGATCGACGGCTTTTGGGTTGGGAAGTATCAGACCAGCCACTACAACGGCAGAGCGTACAGCCTGCCCGGCGAGAACCCGGCCAACACGGCGGGCCTTGATACCTTTGTGAGCTACAACCGCGCCAAGGGAGGCAAGTTCCATGAGATCACCTGCGCGGAGTGGGCAGCCATTGCCCTGTGGTGCCACAAGGCGGGCAAGGAACCCTACGGCAACAACAACTACGGCAAGGACACCCGCGAAAGCCTGTACCGCGCAATCCCCACCAGCAAGGACAACGACAAGACCGGGCGCGTTGCCACCGGCACCGGCCCTGTTACTTGGAGCCATGACGGCACCTTGGAGGGTATTTGGGATTTGAACGGCAATGTGTGGGAGTGGTGCGCCGGACTGCGCCTTGTGAAAGGCGAGGTACAGGTGATCGCCGACAACAACGCAGCCGCGCCCACTTGTGACATGAGCGCCAGCAGCGCTGCGTGGAAAGCTATTTCCGCCGCCACCGGCGAGCTGGTGGCACCGGACGGCAACGGCACCACGCAGGGCACCGTGAAGCTGGACTTTATCAGCGGCAAATGGACTTACAGCACCACTATTGCCCACACCACCGGCGCGAACGGGTGCAGTTTTAAGGATGTTACCTGCGACAGCAGCATTGGCGCTGCGGCAAAGCTGCTGCTTCAGGCGATTGCCATGCTGCCCGACGCTGCGCTGACGGGTGACGGCATTGACGCCACCTACGGCGGCGACTATTTCTACGCCAACAACGCCGAGGCGGAGCGGTGCCTGATTCGCGGTGGCGGCTGGGGCAATGGCGGCAGCGCTGGGGTGTTCTATTCCGGCCTGAACTACCCGCGCTCCTATGCCGGCGGCGGCATCGGGGGCCGTTCCGCTTATTTCAAGAAGCACTGAAACGCCGGACACTGAAACACTGACCGCCAAGCGATAGCGCGGCGGAGAAATGAGGGCACTATGGAAGTTTTGAAAGCTATTTTCGCCGCACTGGTTGGCCTGCTGGTGATCTTTGCCTGCATTGCGTGGGCAATCGACGCCGTGCTGGGGCCGCTGGCAATTATCAAACTGTGTGTGCTGTGCCTGCTGGGCTGAAAGGAGCCGCGCCATGAAGTTGAGCAAGTTTGTGAAACGGGCCAAGAGCGAAAGCTACTGCATGGTAATCCATGCGGACGACAGCGGCATTTGGCTGGGCACCCGCTTGGCGCTGTACAACGCCACGGAGCTGCCCGAAATGGAGGGCAAGGAACAGGTAGGCGCAGTGCTGGACATTGACAGCAAGGCGTGGGAAAAGATGTTCTTTGACGAGAAGTACGCCGAAACCGCAGGGGCGGCCTTTGGCGTGAACCTGACGGACGCTGACCCGCTGGAACAGGAGGCGCGGCGGGTGCCGCTGGAAATGTTCTACAAGGGCATGGGGCTGGTTGGCCTTATGTATGGCAACGCCGGGGAGCTGATCTTCTACGATTCCGCGCTGATTGCACCCATTGCAGATGTGGTCAAGAACAGCGACTACATACAGACCGTTGTGCGCAAGACCGCTGGCGGTGCGCCCTATGTGGTTATCAAAGACGGGTTTGAGGTGCTGGCCGGGTTTGTGCCATTGAAGATCATAACCAAGCAGTTCTTGGAGGATTTGAGCGAGTTTGAAAGCGCCTGTGTGAGCCAGTATATGCGGGAGCAGGAACGGGCTTTAGACGAGGCAGACCCGGACAAGCAGGACGAGGACGCGGAGCAGATCGGGATGGAGGACGCAGAAAGTGAAAACGAGTAGTGCGCCCGGCACCCTAAAGCCCATTCTATTCAACACGGAAATGGTGCGGGCAATCTTGGCAGGCGAAAAGACCTGCACCCGGAGGATTGCCAAGGGTGAGAAACCGCCCTTTGTGGCGGGCGACATCCTGTATGTGCGGGAAACATGGTGTATTAACACTTTCGGAACGCACTACCGGGCAGACTGGCCGCAAGGAGCTTGCCCGGAAATGGACGGCGACGACAGGTGGCACCCGTCAATCCACATGGGCAAGGACATTGCAAGGATTTTTCTGCGAGTAAAAAGTGTCGAGCGCGGGTCACTTCGAGGTATGGAGGTTGTGGACTTCCAAAAAGAGGGCGTAAGGCCACAAAACAGGCCGGGCGGCTGTAAATGTGCATGGGCACAAGAGGGCTGCACAGAAAGACCGTGTGCAAACCGCGACGCCTACGAGTGGTGGCGCTACATGGTATCGTTTCGCAGGTTGTGGGATAGTACACTACCGGCGGCCAGCGTTCAGACGATGGGCTGGAAAGCAAACCCGGATGTGTGGGTGATCGAGTTTGAACGAACCGAGCGCCCGGAAAGTGCGGAGGGATACCATGCTTGAACTTGTGCCGGTCACATTACGGGAGGCAAACGGGTTTGTGCAGCAGTACCACCGACACCACAAGCAGGTTGCCGGGCATAAGTTCAGCATTGGCGTTGCACAGGACGGCAAGCTGGTGGGCGTTGCAATCTGTGGCAGGCCGGTAAGCCGGAGGCTGGACAACGGCACAACGCTTGAAGTGAACCGCCTGTGTACGGACGGAACCCGCAATGCCTGCTCTATCCTGTATGCAGCAGCGGCGAGAGCTGCGCGGGATATGGGATATAAAAAGATCATCACCTACATTTTGGCGAGTGAGCCGGGCGTTTCGCTGCGGGCTGCGGGCTTTACCTGTGAGGGCAAGGCTGGTGGGCTGGAATGGAACGGCAGGAGCAAGCCTAAAACAGAAGATCAGTACCCACATGAAATGAAAACAAGGTGGGGCAAGAAATTGTAAACCGGCGGAGGGTTGGAAATGAACATTGTTTCTTTCGGCGGTGGTACAAACAGCACCGCAATGATTATCGGGATGTATCTGCATAAAATCCCGATTGATCTTATCCTGTTTGCAGACACGGGCGGCGAACAGCCGCACACCTATGAATTTATCCGGGTGTTCAATGCTTGGCTGGACAAGCACGGCCTACCCAAGATCACGCCGGTATTTTATACCGACAAGGACGGAAACCGGCTGACCTTGGAGGAAGAATGTTTCCGTTCGCACACGCTGCCCTCTATCGCCTACGGCTTCAAGAAGTGTTCTTTGAAGCACAAGATCGGAACGCAGGAAAAATTCTGCAACCACTATCCGCCCTGCGTGGAGGTATGGAAAAGCGGTGGCCGCGTCAACAAGTACATTGGCTATGACGCGGGCGAAACCCGCCGTATTCAACACGCCGCTGCCATTGACGAGGTAGACAAGAAACATGAAAAGCACTACCCGCTTTATGAATGGGGTTGGGATAGAGCCGAATGTGTGCGCGTGATCGAGCGGGCCGGGCTGCCAAAGCCGGGCAAGTCGAGCTGCTATTTCTGCCCGTCGATGAAAAAGAAAGAAATTCAAGCGCTGTGGGAGAACAACCCGGAGCTATTTCAGCGGGCGGTTGACATGGAACACAACGCGGCGGACAGCCTGACCAGCATTAAAGGGCTTGGCCGCAAGTGGTCATGGGAAAGCTACCACGACGAATTTATTGAAGCGCAGGAGTTTGAAAAAGCGCAGTTGACCTTTGACGACCTTTTCCCGGAGGCACCGGGCGGGTGCCTGTGCGGTGCGCCGTGTGGGTGCTATGACGGGTGAGCCGAAAACAGAATAAGCCTTACAGGCCGGGCGTGGAGCGGGATTGTGCCCCGCCCGGCTGCTTGATTTTTTAGCCTTGCCGCGCTGCGGCGGGCTAAAAAAATACCGCCTTGGGCGGTTTGGGGCTGGTATACCAGTAGTAAGTTAAGCACCACGGCAGAAATGCCGGGGAAAGGGGTCAAGGGGGAAACGAGGGCGGCGGGCACTGCCTGACCAACAGCAGGACGGAAAGGGAGCCGCCCGGTGTTTCCCCTTGCCTGCGGAGCAGAGTGTGGTATTCCAGCAAGAAGAAAATAATACAGGGGTGCGGGGGTGTAGCCCCCGCATGGGAAGTAACCACCTTGGGAGAGGGGCAAAAGCTGTGAAGTCGATCTATTACAGAGAGCAAAAGCACATCTGCGGCAAGAGTTACGCCACTGCCCCCTACATGGAGGTTGATCTATACCCCGTGACCCCGAAACAGCACAAAGCAGGCCGCCGTGCCAAGCGCAAGGAGGCCAGCACCCTTGCACAGCAGACCTACAACGACAACAGGGCCAAGCGCTACCATGTGCAGCTTGTCAATGCCAACTTCGGCAAGGGGGATTTTTCGTGGACGGGCACCTATGACGACGACCACCACCCGGAGCCGGGCGACACGGCCAAGGATGACCGCGATCTAACCAACTACATAAAGCGCCTGTACCGTTGGTGCGATAAGAACGGCGTACAGCGCCCCAAGTGGGTTGCGGCCACCGAGTATTGCACTGTGCAGGAGGATGGCACGACCTGCGGGCGGCACCACCACCACGCGATCATACAGCACACGGACGGCCTGACCCGCGATGTGCTGGAACAGCTATGGACAGACAAGGCCGGGCAGATCGGCTTTACCCGCTGTGAATACTTGGATGTTGACCACGGCAGCGTTGAAAGTCTTGTGCGGTATATCAGCAAGAACAAGCGGTGCGCCCGGAGCTGGCGGCAGAGCCGTGGCCTTGAAAAGCCGAAAACACCGCCGCCGAACGATACCAAGTGGAGCCGCAAGAAGCTGGACGAGGCAAGCACCCTGTACATCGACGATGTGGCGTACTGGGAGCGAAAATACCCCGGCTACACCCTGAACCGGGTGGAAACGCGGGTAAGCAATGCCGGGTGGCGGCACACCACCGTGATTATGCGCCGGGCGGAGTGTTGGCACGGCACACCGGGGCGCAAGGTCACGCCGAGAATGAACAGATAAGAAAGGGGGCATGGGTCTATGCTGCGCATAGAAAAAGTTATCGTGATTTGCCGGGAAGTAAACAGGCAGACCGGGCAAATTGCCGTGTATGTGGTTCCGATGGAAATTGACGAACACACGGTTGTGCGTTTGAGCCTGCGATCAATGTTCAACCCGGAATTGCGCTATTTCTTCGCGTATGAAGAAGTCTACCAAGAACAGAAACAGGAGATCACCGCAATGCTGAAACGCCGGAATATTACCAAGCGGGAGGTTGACAGCGTGTACGGGATTGCAGAAGTCGGGAGGCAATGACTATGGACAACAAGGAACGCTTTATTGAGATTTTCACCTCGCAGATTCACAGACCGGGTGCGGCGGAGCTGCTGGAATGGCTGGAAAGCACGGACTTTTTCGAGGCACCGGCCAGCACCCACTACCACGGCAGCTACCCCGGCGGGCTGGTGG